AGCATCACCGAACACCTCAGCATCACCGGACACCCTAGCATCACCGAACACCTCAGCATCACCGGACACCCTAGCATCACCGAACACCTCAGCATCACCGGACACCCAAGCCTTACCGAACACCCTAGCATCACCGAACACCTCAGCATCACCGGACACCCTAGCATCACCGGACACCCAAGCCTTACCGAACACCCTAGCATCACCGAACACCCAAGCCTTACCGCCTTGACTTAAATTTTGTTCTTTTTCAATCCAACCTCCCTTTTCACCTTTAACAACTGCCCCGAAACTCACCAGAGCCTCAATCCTGAAAATGTCTAAATGTGTGTGTTTCTCTGTTAGTTTATACTTTTTCATTTTCTTCTCCTTTCCACCAATTTGAGTTATTATCTTTTACTCTGTCTATGTGTTCTCTAAAGGTAGTGTACATGCCTTTACGTTCCTTGTCAAATTCTTTTTCCTTATCCCATGATGCCTTGACATACCCTCCAAGGAAGGACATGGCAGACCACAAGCATAATAGGAATATATCAAATAAAATATTAGTATCCACCATAATCCTCCATATTTGAGTTTTAAGCTGGGTAAAGTAGAGTAGATGTACCCTACCCTACCTTATGGCTAGCTATTGTCCTCTGGATACCCAAGACTGAACCTTTCCCCTTAGGTAATAAACCCTTTGCTCCAGATTTAGTCCCTGTTTTTGAATGAACAAAGTGGGGACACTTAATTATCAACTGATAGTCCTGTTGCTTACATTTTTCCTTACATACCCTACATAGCGTGTTTATCATCGTCTACCTCCCGTAGTTCTTTTAAATTTCTTAGGCTTCTTCTTACATCTACCTCCCACTCAACCCATACAGCGTGAGTACCCTCAGGGTCAAATGTTTCATACAGATACTTGTATTCCTTTAGTAAAGCCCTTACGTTGGAGCATAGTTCTTTTACATCTTCTGTTTTGTATTCACACATAGACTTTACCCCTCCCCTCTCTGGATTGTCTCGGTCTGTTCATAGTTATCATATGTAGCAGACCAAGTAACCTGACAGAAATCACAATAGTAAGTAACCCTCACATACATATTGTGCTTGTCTGTCTCTGTATCTCCTTGCTCTAAAGTCCTTCCACAATCTGGGCAGTTATTCATATTACTCACCATCCCTTTCTGCTGTCTTTTGATCTACATATTCCTGACTTCCTTTTGTCCCTGCCTGTACCTCTGTTTTGCTAGGGACATAATTCCCCCAATAGTCGTGACAACCCTTTTCACCTAGGGTACAGTATCCCCCTTCGATTAAATCCATAGCCTGTCTACCATGAAATCCTTCCAATCTCCAAACGTACCCATTATTTATTTTCTCTTGATACCAGTCTACACTATATTCAAAGTTCATATTATCCCCCTCTAATAACAGATTCAAAGTCTTTAATCTCAGAATCATTTAGACCTGATTTTTCTTTTAGGTTTCTTAAAACCGATTGGTATTCGAAGCTTTCCCAAGCCCTGTTGTAATAGCAGGCTTTAGCTTTAGCTACTTCATGCCCACCATTTCTTAATAGGCTTGCTAGGTGCCTAAAACCGTACCTAGTTTTTTCCCAGTTACAGACTACAGTTAACGAGTCGTTTATTTTAAAAAGTTTCATCTTAGTTACCTCCTTTTTAGTTTCCTAGTTTTCCATGACTTGCTATCTGTAATTCCCTTTTTAACTCTACTACTCTCTTGTCACTGTTGTAAGCCCCTACTACATATACCCTTAGGGCTTCAGCTAGCCAAGTCTTTTCTTCTTTTGTCAACCGTTTATTTTCTTCTAGCTTTCTCTGTATCCCCCAGACATTCATTTTATTCACCTTCCCCTCTAATTGTAATGATAGCATGTATCTCAGCCCTTGTCAAGCTAGGCTAGATTATGCTATGTTCTGCTATATCATACCTGAGTTAACTAAGAAATACAATTTTTGATTCTCCCTATGGGCTTTAATGAAAGCTTTCATTAATCCCTTTCTCTGATTTATCCCAAGTGTACGCCAAGTCTTATATTTTTGAGACATACCCTTGATAACTTCTTTTATAGCTGTCCTGTTAGAGCATGAAACATGTACCCTACCTAAAATCTGTTTTGCTATAGGTAAGTTTCTTTTAACTGTTTTATTTATACTCATTATATAACCCTCCCTGTTAGATTTTAAATTCTGGTACATCCTCTACTCTACACTTATTCACGATAGAGTATGTATAACTCCAGATTGAAGCTTGTACTTGTGAAGGTTTCCAATTTAGTATCCTGCTAGCCTGTTTTATTCTATGTGAATAGGCTATGTAACCTGATTTATTCTGTAGTGAATCATTATGTATTCCTGCATAAGTATACATCCAAGTATCAATAGTTACGCTATCACTTTGTCCTAAAAGGTTATCATTAAAGGACTTAACCTTATTTCCAGATAAGGGCTTACCTTGAAAAGTCCTTATAATATTTGACGTTCTAGCAGGCAAATCAGATAACTCCGCTATCTTTTTTATAACTTGCAAGTCCTTAGGTCTACTTTGCCTAACGTATTCCTTGTATATCTTTTCTGTCATTCTCAGGTTTAGCTTTACATGCTGTCTCGGACTTGTACTAGATAATATTCCTATAAATAGCTTATAATCTTCTGGGTATTTAGCTTTTATGTTATCGTAAGCCCGAATATACCAATTCTTTTTAGCCTGCCCTTTTATAGAATCCCTAGCTATAACTGAAGCTTTAGGCAAGGTCTTTAAATGTTTTTTTATGTTTCTTCTAAGTACCTTATTCATTTTAGCTACCTCCTCCCCTATTTTATATAGTATCATACTTGATACCTTATGTCAAATTTATAATGATAAGTCCCAGTTATGGGACTTTGTTTAGCCTAAGCTAAACATTTATTCTTAATATAGTTTCTTGAATTCCCTAATATAAATCTGAAACTGTCCCTCCTCTTTTATCGCATAGTAAAAGCCCTTTTTGACTTTAGCTAGAAATTGATCTAAAGTTAAAGCAGGCTCTGAATCTGCTCCAATACCTGTTTTGTCCACAAAAAATGTGTCCACTACCTCATAAGCATAGGGTACGAAAACACCTATAAAAGGTGGGTTTACTACATTCTTATCTCCATTGCTTTCTGCTAGGTAGGGTATAGTACCCTCTAGTCTTGCTTTATTTGTTTTTTTATCTTGTTTTGCCCTGATATATTCTGGACTTAACATTGTAATACCTCCTAATTTTTATTTTAAATCAGTTTACTACTGCAAGCTATCTTTTCGACTAGTACTGTCTCTTGTTTGTTTACTACTTTAATATCATCTGCTAGATCATTTATATCTAAGCATATATTTTCATCTAGACTAGTTACCTCTATAAGTAAGCTTTTTTCTGCTTTCCCTTTATAGTATCCTAAGGACTTGAAGATAGTAAATCCTTCAAAGTACCTAGAAGCTAGTTTTGCTATTTCTTTTACGTTCCCTTTATCCTCTGTAAAGATTCTGTATAACATTTTATTACCTCCCAGTTTTATTTTCTTCTATAATCTTATGATAGCACATGCCCTATTACCTGCCAAGGGCATGTTATACCTTGCTATATCTTGCTTTATCATCTCTCTGGAAACAAGGTTATTTCTACTTCCCCTTGATCAACTGTTTCTACTTTAATCACTGTCCACTTTGTACCTGTTGCTTCCCTATCCTCTTTACTCCAAGATTTGACTCGATGTACATTCAAGTTTAGCATTGTCTTACCCTCCCTTTTTGGTTTGATTTATGTCTTTTTGATCGTAACCGTAAAGCCCTAGTATCACATTCCATTTATGAGCCTGACTGTAGGCATTACCACGATACTTTACATGCTTTGTTGACCGTCTGAATTCCCTGCCGTTTAATTGAAACTTGATCGTATTCTGTCTCATTGTAGTACCTCTTTTTGGGTTATTTTATACGCATTTAGAATCTTACGTTTGTCTCTGACTCTACTATCTGTATCCACTATTGTATTACCTTTACAGTCTAGCAATAGGACATGTCCTTGTATCCTTACAAGATACCCCATAGTAGGTTTACCCTCTCTCAGGGTTATATCGGCAAACCTTGCCCTTGCCCTACCTATTGTCCTATTCTTAACTTGCGATGACCTACTCCTGACTTGGTATCCACCTATACGCAAAGCCCTTACTACATCCGTGTGCCTATGTAGGTACCTTACCAGGTGAGTACAATTGAAGAACCCGGTAATGCTAGAGGTACATATATTTTTATTCGGATTCGTACGGTTATTCGACAAGTTTCTACTTAAACGCCTATCTATATTCATTATGCTACCTCCCCCTGCCTATCAATTTCATCTTCCCATATGACAAACGGGTATTCACCATCGCATTTAATCTTGTAATCATATTCACCACCATATAGAACGTCTATTACCTCTGCTTCAATACCACCTATCTTAATTGTATCACCTATCTTATATTTTCTTTTCATTTTATTACCTCTCGATTGACTTCCCTTTATCATATTCATACCTTAAGGATACAGCAGGTATATATCACTTACAAGGGACAAAACATAGCATAATATATCATTTATATTGAATATAGGGCAGATATCCAATATTATGTGCGAGTATATTTATATATAGTGAGTAAGATACGGCTATTGACGGTTAAGGCATAGCAAGTGTATCACGACTGGGAGACTATACGCTAGCTATACAAGCTAGTGAGATATAGCGTAAAGGTTAAGCCTTACCCATGCTAGAGGTATAGATTTAATTATATTCATCCAGTTAAGCCCAGATATAATGCAGTTAAGAATTAATCTTATTCAGACTTAATCTTAATTAGATTCTCTATTTTAATAGATTGGGGGTGTGGATGGGATCAAGTGAGTCAAGTATATGTGTGAGTATTTTAAAACCTTTTCTATCTCCAGAGAGAGAGACAATGACAGATAATGAGAGTCCTAATGATAATGGAAGAGTTTAATAAAAAAGACTTAATAAAAGACCCTCCTCTTAATAAAAGGGGTGTATGCCGCAAGTGTATAAAAGGGTACAAGCGTGTACTAAAAGAGTTACGCCACCAATTAAATAAGGAGCATAAGATATAATGGCTAAGAAAAAGAAATTCAAACTAGGGCAATACTTAGGGGATCAACAGCAGAACGTCATTCCTCCTTTTAAGTCTGGACAGATGGTGCAGGTGGACGGAGAGGGTAGGGTCACTATAGTAGAGGGTAGTATTAGACCCAAGAAGAAAAAGAAGAGGGAGAAATCTTAATGATTCCTAGAGTAAGAAAAGATTTTATTATCCCTAAATTTAGAGTTGGTAGGGTAGAGGTTGGTGGGGGAGTATTGGATGTGCCTTATCCTAACTCTCAGTGGATTACTAAGAATAGGTCAGATGGCTATAGAGATATCTTAAATGAGAGTAGTAAATATAATTATTCTTCAGTAGCATACAAGGGTAAAAGATTGTGGATATACATTTCATGGACTCATAAGGAAGGTGAGTAAGATGCCTAAGAAACCAGCAGGATATGGAAAACGAGGTAGGCCGACAGCAAGAGATATAAAGAACCTTAAATCGGCTAAGGCTATTATGGATAGCAAGACCTTATCTGAAGCCTATCTTAAGACGCATCCTAATACCACTCCAGAGAACGCTCGGAAGAATTGTAGGAGGATGCTTAATGAGGAGATTTTGGACTCAGTTAAGGAGCTACTCGATCTGGAGCGTATAGCGGAAACTAACAGGGATAATCTTGAAAAGATGCTACAGTTAGTAGTAGCGAGATATATTAATAGAGAAGAGACAGGTAATGTGTACGTTTCGGCCTTAAAGCTACTTACACAGCTTGTTCCTGAGTTTAAAGAGAGGTATGAGCTTAGGGATGAAATAGATAAAAAGTCTGAGGCTGACATAGATAAAGTATTAAAGGATCGCTATGGCATCAACCCAGAAAGACTTAAAAAATTTAATAGACTTAACTAAGGACTTTATTCCATTTTCCGAAAGAATCTGTTTGGAAGTCAACGGAAGGCATGGTATAGTGGAGTTCGGTACTCTAACTAAGACATGGGGTAGGGAACCTATATATACTGGGCATTGTAAATTGTGTGGTAAGTTTTGGCTGATGGACGAAAAATCCCTTCAGGATTTTATTGATAGACATAGAGAAGGGTCAAGGATATTCACTATATACCCTAAGGACAGAGATAGCCATCAATGAATATAGATGAAAAACGACAACTCCTAAAGAGTCTCCAGCAAAAGGAAAAGCTCTTGAAGGAGTATATCCGCACTTGGAAACCTTCTATAATTCAAGAAGCTGCAATTTGCTCTACAGCTAAGATTGTTGTAGTAGTGGGTGGGAACCAATCAGGTAAATCGGAAGTGGGGGGTATGCGTATAGGTATATGCTCCACTGGTATTGTTCCTGATAGCTTGAAAGGTAGATTCCCAGAGAAGCTCCTACGAACTGGTAACTATTGGTGCTCAGCTTTGGACTTTGGTGGGGCTAGAGATATTATTAGATTTAAGTTAGATACTATCCTCCCCCCTAGGTTAGTGGAGAGGTATGCTAAGGACGATAAGATATACTATCTTAAAGGAGAATTAGGGCAGATAGGTCTTAAGTCAGAAGAGTCAGGTGAAAGTAAGTATCAGGGTGTGCAGCGTTTGGGTGTATGGATGGATGAAGAACACACCAAGAAAGTCTTTGATGAAATCTATGAGCGTACTACTACCCTTAAGGGGTGGATCTTCTTTACCTTCTCTCCTATTGAGGGACTAACTTGGAGCTATGACGAATTGTTTAAGAAGGCCAAGAAGGTATTCTTTACTAAGAATATACATGGAATTAAAGAGGATATAGGGATAGTACACACTATAGAAGAGTTAAAGCTCCTAAGAGATAGAGAGCTTCAATGTAGAGAGAATCCTTCTGATACAGCAGATCCTAATATAGAAGTATTCATTATTAGTAAGTATGACAACACTCTCTTGGAAGATTCAGCAGTGGAGATTCAAGGAAGTGAAAGAAAGCTACAGCTAGACATTCCTCAGTATCAAGCCCGTATCTTAGGAAAGTATGCTAAGATAACTAACAACTGTGCCTTTAATGTAGCAAAGCTATTGAAGATTCAAGCTAAATGCCCTGCCGTATATAAAAGAGGAGATATAGTTAATGGTCAGTTTAAATCTGATCCAAATGGTAAACTAATACTTTACAAAGAGAAGAAGCCTAAGGATGATGGGTACTATGTCATTGGTGCTGATATAGCACAGGGTCTAGAATCAGGAGATTATTCAGTAGCACAAATACTGGATCATAAGACCTGTGAACAGGTTGCAATATGGGTGGGCAAGGTAAACCCTGAAATATTTGCGAGTATATTATTAGATTTAGGTAAGTTCTTTAATACAGCTATTTTAGCTCCTGAAAGAAACTTTCATGGCTACGGAGTGGTCAGCCGCATAAGATCGCAAAAATATAAGCGTCTATTTAGCGAGTATGACCAGATCCAAGAAACCATAAACCCTGATGGAGCAACAGGTGAGAAGAAGTATGGATGGGACACCAATGCTAAAACCCGTCCATTAATGATACAAGAACTCGCACAGTTTATAAGTGAAGGTCATATTATCCTTAATGATTTTGAAACTGTGGATGAGCTTCTTACGTTCATTTATGATAGAGATGGTAAAGCCCAGGCCTTAAAGGGATGCCACGATGATAGAGTAATGGCCTTAGCTATTGCACTACAAGCTAGACAATTAAAACCAATTCCTAGAGTTTTTCCTAACCAACTTGGGAATATAAAATCTAAAGATAACGAAATGGGGTATCCTTGCTAATGGCTATTTCAAAACAGGAAATAAATGAGGCTGCAGTTAATCTAGTTAAAGAACTTAAAAACCATTTTCAGATGCTCCGAGAGCAGAATGGTCTTGAAGAACAATGGAAATCTGCTGAGAGAGCTTATAATAACGACCTAGAAGATTTTTATAAAGGGGTTGCTAAAGTTAGGATTCCTGCTCTTAACCAAGCTACAGAGATTGTAGTTCCTAGAATGGATAAAACTATTTTTGATCCTACTGGTGAGTTCTTTGATGTAGTGGCTAAGGACAAGAATGATGACCTTGCAGTTGAGGATGCTCTAATTGTAAAGAAGCTTATTACAGAACAGTTTAAAGATGTGGGGGTAAGGTCTAAACTTATTGGAGCTTATAGAAACTTATGTATCTATGGTACGGTATTTATCTCTACATACTGGGAAAAGAAAGTTAAGAAGAGATATAGAAGAATTAATGGTAAAAGAATAGAAGTATGGGAAACGATGTTTGATAACCCTGATTTTTACTTTCCTTCTGTATGGGATATTTTTATTGATCCTAAGGATGCTAACTTAGAAGGCTTTGTAATTGAAAGAACTACAGTAGATTATAATACATTATGGGGTAAAAGAAAGAGAAATGAAAAAGGAAATGATGTAGGAATCTATGACGAGGAAGCTATTCTGGAGTTAAAAGATAAGAAAGTAACTGAGGAAACAGATACCACTAAGCAAGAGTCAGACCATATTAAAGGACTTGGTGGCCATAAATATAGTGTACATGAACACAAGATTGAAATCTTAAAATGTATTGGCAATATTCCTAAATGGCTTATTACTGGTAGTGACGTAGACAAGGAAAGTGAAGAAGTTGTAGAAGATGGCATTATTGAGTTAGGAGTAGTAGGAGACTTTGCCACTGTTATTCGTTCCCCAGAAGATAATCCATTCGATCACCAAGAGAAACCTTACCTTAAAGGAAGGTATATTAAGCTTGATGGTCAAGCGTATGGTCATAGTCTTATGACTGTGAATATTCCCTTGCAGTTAGAACTTAATACTCTTCGTTCTCAGTTAATGGATCTTAGAAGCTTTATTCTTAAAAAGAAGTTCTTGATTGATAGAGAAGCTAATATAGATCATTCACAACTTCAGGATCTTCATACTGCAATTATTGAAACAGATAGTATGAGTGGTCTTAAGGATTTAGTTCCTGCTGACTTTAGTCCTACTGCTTTAGCTCAAGGAGCAGTTATTAAACAAGATATTCAAGACAGTACAGGTGCTTCTAAGTTACTTGGTGGTTCACCTACTGGTAGTAGCTTAGATAGAACCGCTACTGCTGTTAGTTTAGTAGCTCAAGGTGGTCTTGAAAGATTTGAATTAGTAGTTACACAATTTGAAGAAGAGATTCTAAAGCCTTTAGTTAGACTATTCTGGATGTTGAATCAGCAGTTTTTACCAGAAGGTAGAGATGTAAACCTAGTAGGAGATAAAATTATTAGGGTTGTTCCTAGTGAGATTGCTTTGGAAGGTATGGATCTTAACTTTGTTGGGATTAGAGAACTAGGAGAGAAAGCATTTAAAATTAACGCATTGAATAACTTGGTACAGAATCTAATTCCGTTGACAAATCAGGGAATTGATGTTGTTCCTATTGTACTTAAGCAAGTTAAACTTATGGGTTTTGGAGACTTGATCCCTGAAATTGATAAACGACCTGAATCTAACTTAGAAGAGTCTCCAGAAGGAGAGGTTCAACTTCTTCAGCTAGGAAAAAATGTAAGAATTAATCTTAATGACGATCATGTAGCTTATTTAAAAGCGTATGAGTCGCTATTAAATAGAGTCATCCTAGCAGATCCAATCACAGAATCTGAGGAATATAGCAAAGAAGTTGTTAATGCTGTACAAAATAGTAACCTTGCTTCTAATGTTAGAAAGAATTTGATTGAGGCAGTTGGACAAAGACTTGCTGCCATAAGAATTGTTACCACAGGATTTAAGGATGCGGAACAAAACGATGAGGACTTCAGATCAAATGAAGGAATCTAATATTAAAACAAAAGTTATCCTAGATCAGAAAGTTATTGATCTAGAAAGGTGGGGGCGTTTACTCAAAACCGATGAGTTTCAAGTTATCTACGATTTAATTAATAACTCGTTAGATAGTTTGAGAAAAAAAATCGAGGAGAAGAACGTCAAACCAAGTCCAGAAAGAGCCTATGAACTTATAGACTATACTGGACGAATTGCTGAATTGAAGAAATTGCTTGCTAGAATAGACTTCAATAAGCAGCAGTTCTTAAAGAACGAAAAGGAGAAATAAAATGACTGAAGAAAATAAAGAGCAACCTGGAAGTCAATCTTCAGAGGCCTCTGATCTTAGTGTTAAGGAAAATTTTCAATCTGCTTCGTTAGAGCAGAAAGAAGCTTTTCTTAAAGAGAATAGCGTTATCACTAATGAACGGGTTTCAGTGGATCAAGACGTAGTACAGGACTCTGAAGATGATACTAAAATCGCTAGCTCAGAAGAGAAGTCCCCAGAGGATAAAACTACTGATGAGCAGGATAGTTCTTCCGAGAATAAAGAGGAACAGTCCAAACCTGAGTCCGAGACAGAATCTTCTACAGAATCGGATAAGCAGGGTAAACTTTCTATCTTAGAGAATAGATTTGCTAAGATGGAAAAGTCGTATAAAAATCTGGAAGCTGAATTTACTCGTAAGTCCCAGAGACTTAAAAAACTTGAAACTGAAAATGATGTACTCCGAGAGTTTGCTAAGTCTGGTGATGATAAAGGTAAGAAATCAGAACAGGTTGGTACAGATGAAATGAAGCTGGCTATCGTAGAAGAAATGAAGAAGGATAACCCTGAGGCTGCAAAGATGTTTGGTGCTTTTGGGGAACAAATCTTTTCTGCATTTAAGAAGTATGTAGGCCAGGACATTGAATCTTTAAAGCAGAACCTTGTACAAGAAAAATCTCAGACAAATATTAGCCAGTTTAATAAGGATGTTGAAGAGTTTAAGAATAGCCCTTTAGCCCCACTGGTTGAGAAAGTCAATGAAATTCTTGATAGGGAATTTCCAACTGATGAAGAACTAGTTACAGCAATAACATCTGCTCCTAATTTCTTTGGTAAAATTAAGGATAAGGTGATTGCACAAAACTATAAACTTGCCGCTGAGTTGGAAACAAAAGCAGAAACAACTGCTGGAGAAGTGGACAATTCTAAACGAGATGCAGAGATTGAACGGACTAAGGGAATGGGAAAAGGCAACACTAGTAAGCCCAAACCTGAGGATCTAATGGAGTCTAAAAAGTTCAATAAACTCTCTCTTGAAGAGAAAGAGAAACTACTCAAACAAAAAGGACTGTTTAGAAGTTAATAAAAAATTCTTTGTGGAGGACATACAATGGCTTTAAATACGAATAAGTCGGGTTCTTACAGTGACCATATTGATAGCTACCTTGAAAGTCGCTTTCTTGATCGTCTTGTAAAAACTCTACATGTAGTTAAATTTGGAAAGAAGAAATCTCTTCCTGCTCATGGTGGGAATACGATTAAGTGGAATCGCTTTACGAATTTCGCTGCTGATGTTACTGAGTTGTCAGAGGCTATAACTCCTGATGGTCAGTCTTTGGCGAGTGGTGCGGTTTCTGCAACTGTGAAGCAGTATGGTAACTATGTCACAGTGTCAGATTGGTTTCAGCTTAATGCTATTAACGATACTCTCTTGGATGCTACGGATCTTTTGGCGTACCAGGCTGCTCTGTCGTTGGATAGTATTGCTCGGAATGAACTTGATGTGAATGGTACTCAGAATTATGCTAACGGTGTGGCTAATAAAGCTGCCGTTGAGTCTGGTACTGTGAATATTGCATCAGCCGATCTCCGTAAGATCCAGAAAGCATTTCAGGTTGCCGATGTTCCCTCTGTTGGTGGGAGCTTTAAAGGTATTCTGCATCCTTTGATGGCGTTTGATCTGTTGAGTGAAACTGCAACGAATAGTTTTGTGATTCTTGCAGCTAACACATCTAACACTGCTCAGGAAAAAGGTGCTATTGGTAATGCGTATGGTATTGATCTTATGCTCTCTACCAATGTTCGTGCAGATGAAACGGAAACTAACACCTTTGGTAACATTTTCTTAGGTGGTGATGCTTTCGGTGTGGTTGATATTGCTAGTGCTGGTTTGGAAATTATCCGTAAGCCTTTTGGGACTGCTGGTACGGAAGATCCTCTCAACCAGAGAGCGACTGTTGGTTATAAAGTCAGCTTTGTTGCTAAGGTTCTTGAAGCTCCTAGAGTTCAGGTTCTTTGGGCGTATAACGCTGGTTAATAAAATAAAAATAGGATGGGGAGCTTCGGCTCCCTTATCCATTACAGGAGAATATAAATGAAAAAGTTTATTCTTACTCTCATCGCTGTTTTTGCGTTGAGTACTTCAGTGTTTGCCTCTGCTGATACAGAAGCAACAACGGCTCCTAATATCCTTGACTTGTCGAGTACGACTGTTAGTGATTCAGGTACGTTGATTGACGTTACAGAAATTGATACACTAGCGGAACTTGATATAATTGTAGCGGATAAAGTCCTTGCTGATACGGCTGCTTGGGTAGTGGCTTCTAGTGCGAATGTGTCCTGCGTTACGACTTGTGGGATTGCTACGCCATTAGTTGCAGTTGAAGCAACAGGTGGATTGTTTGTTGCTATTGATGATGCTACTGCTGATAGTTGTATTTGTGATGGAGCAACGTCTTAAAGTTAAGTAAACTAACTCTAGTGCTTGGGGGCGTATTATATACGTCCCCTTGGCTAGGTTTTAAAAGGAGTAGTTATGGGGTTTGATGGAAGAAGTGCTTCAAGTAATGAAATACATTTTGATGAGGAACTAACTGTTCCTACCACAACTATTACTATTGTACAAACATTTACAAACACAGATAGTAAAGGTCTTTTCTTTGTAGACGAAATTATCGCCACTGGACAAGTAGATGCAGAGTACAGTGTATACAAAGATGGGGAATTGAAACTTAAGTATAAAACCTCAGAACAGAACCGTACTATGAGAATTAAGTTTCCTGCTTCTTGGAAGCTAAATAAAAATGATTTTATAGATATTAAAGTAGAGCATTGTGATTCAAATGTAGCTAACTTTTCCTCTACTATTATAGGGCATAGGGTGCAATAATGGGTGATATAGACAGATCAGGAAATGAACTAATAAGAGAAGATCAAGAACTTAGAGTACAGTATCTAAATGTTATTCTTAGCGAAAAGCTTAATCAACTAAAACAATTAGATGTTCATCTTGACAGATTACGGACAGTTGAGATGAAACAGATTGAGCTAAAGAAAGCAACTCTTGCAAAAGAAATTGTGAGAGTAAAAGCTACGATTCAAAAAGAGTCCGTTATTGAAATTAAACTTGAAGAAGGAGGTAAAAAATAATGGCAGATTTTCGTTCTATTCAGCGTGTACGTCTGTATGATGGGACTAATGACTTAGGGCTTGCAGCCGCAAATCCTTTCTTTATCTCTATTACAGATGGCACAGAAACCGCTTTAATTGATGCTAGTGGAAATTTGCAAGTTGGTGGAACAGTAACCGTTATAGACGGGGGTAGTAGTATTACCGTTGATGGTACTGTTGCAGCCACACAGTCAGGTGCATGGAATATTGGAACTGTTACTACACTTACCAGTATCACAAATGATGTAAACATCGCTGACGGTGGCAATAGTATCACTATTGATGCAAGTCAACTAGATATTGATGATCTTGTTGAGTCATCTGATAGTGTTCGTATTTACGCCAATACTGCAAAAGACGGATCTGGTACTGCTTATGTCCCTCTGGTGGATGCTGATGGTAAGCTTATCATCTCAAATCCAGGTGGAACTGCGTACACAGAAGATGTTGCAACACCAGCAGCAATTGTTGGTAATGCTGTAATGATTGAGCGTGACGATGTACTTGCTGCACTTACCCCTGTTGAGGGTGATTGGGTTTCTTTACGTTCTAATGCAAGAGGAGCATTGTGGGTGGAGTTAGATCTTACCAGCGATGTTACGATTGCAGACGGTGGAAATTCCATTACGGTAGATGCTGTTAACTTAGATATCAGAGCTTTGGATAACACAGATGTTGTTACTGTGGAACAAAGTACTCCTGATAGTTTAAATGCAAATGCCAATCTACAGATCTCGGATACGGATGTTTCTCAAACCAATCCAGTTCCTGTTCAGATTGTCACTACTGCTGTAAGTGCTTCAGAAGTCCATGATTATGACCAAGCTGATGCTATCGCAAAAGATGGCTCTGCTAACCATGATTATACTGTTACAAATGCTACTTTTCTTTTGAAGAGTGTAATTGTTGGAGCTTCTGGTGCAGGAAAGTATGAAGTTCGTGTCGGCCCTGTGGCTGCGTTAGTCCCAAAGGCCGTTGTATTCACTTCTGGTTCCAAGCTTTCAGAACAGGTTATCTTCGATCCTCCGATTGAAGTTCCTGTTGCTTCTACTGGAACAGTAAGAGTGATTAAACGTAATGACGATAATACTACTATGGATATGTATAGTACTATTATTGGTAATGATGTGTAATAACTAAAGAATAAGGGGGGAGCTTCGGCTCCCCTACTTCTTAATCGCTAAGGAGAATTTAAAATGCCTAAGAATAAAAAAGATAAGGTAGTTAAAAAAGAAGAGAAGAAGAAAGAAAATCTTGGGATTCAGATTCATTTTGGAAACGCTGAATTAGTTAAGATTAGGCTTATGGAGGCTAATAATAAACTTCTCTACGATTTAATTACAGAGTTTCGTAAAGTAGTAGAAAAAATAGAAAAAGGGAAGTAATAGTTATGGGTGATATTGAGCGTAAAGGAGATCAAGAGTTCAGATTAGTAGATAAAATAAACCAGTACTCTGCTAGGGTTAATTCTGCTGGAAGAATTCTTGTTTCTCAAGAGGTATCTGCTCCAGCCGATACTACACCAGTAAAACAAGTCGCTCTTAGCGATATTAATTCTGATGCAGATACCATCTATACTATCACTGATACTAAAACTTTAACCGTACAGAGATTCGGTGCTGGGTCAGAACATAGTACAGTAGGTGGGAGTAAGGTTACTCTCTATAGTGATCCTAATGGTAACTTAACAGGTATGGTTCTTATAGGTGTAATCTATATTAACGGTTGTTCTTCCCAAATAGATGTGGACTTAGATTTTGTAGGGGACGGAACCAGACGTATAGTAATGCGTAGATCAACTTTCGCTGGTGCAGCTAGAGAAGTGTTCGGGACTTGGACAGGATTTGAGGCGTAACTATGGCAACTAAATCTAAATTTGTTAGGGCAAGAACGGCTAGTATTGATGCAGATGGAGGAGTGTATACACTTGATTACACTCTGGATGATAATCATATCTTGGAGTTAAGAAAGATTTGTATTTCCTCTGATACAAATGCTATTTGTGCAGAGATTTTATTCTCTACTAATGGTGGGTCTACTTGGTCTAACCCTTGGGATACTAGTGCAGTTGTAATTATAAAAGCATTTGTCGCTGCTTATATTCCGATAGTGGGGGATCTATGTGACATTTGGTTAAATGGTGGAAGTAATACTAAGATGAGAATAAAGTTAACTAATAATAACTCTACTCAAAACGCTAGTGTTTTTTATATTCTAGGTGGAATAGAACATGAAAATTAAGTTTACCCCTAAACCAGTATCAGTTGGAGTCAAAAGCTTACAAGATGCTTATAATAAAGGATGGTTCTCTGGGTCAATCTCTAGAGACAGGTTGCTTGCTGCTGTCCGTAAAAGAAATGAACACAGGGGGATAAGGATACGTTATGCTAAAGATCATGCTGCCATTTGTGACGATAGTGGGTTTGTTTGTGGTGTTAGTAGACTTTGCCATATTCCTCAGTTTACATTGTCTGATGAAACGAGTGGTTACATATTTTGTAGAAGTTGGAGAAAAATTTTAGAAACCTTAAGGAGAAAAGGATATGAAGTCTATGAATCGGATCTTTATTAGTCTAATTGCTTTATGCCTCGTAAGCACAGTGGCTTATGCAGAGTTTGATAGAAAGGTGAAAGTGAGTAGTAACGACTCTACTGCTGGTTATCTTAACGGTAAGATCGTTGCTGGCTCCAACACTACTATCGTTGAAAACAACAATGGAGGAGATGAGTCTATCCAGATTAATGCTGTAACCTCAGGCTCAGGTATTATTCTAGACTTAGATGACGATGGTAATAATGAATCTACTGCCTTTACAGAACTTGCTACCTCTAATGATCCTGATAATATTGTTACAGAACCCTCAGCAGATAAAGTTCTTTTTGACTTTTCTCCAGTTATTTTAGAAACAGAATTAGAAGCAGAATTAGAGACTCAGATAGGAGTAGGTGTATTTACTCCTAATGATGGAGCTTTAAATGATGATAACTTATCAGATAACTCCTTATCTGATTTAACTGATATCACCACTACTGCTCCAGCTAATGCCCAGGTTCTTCTTTGGGATGGAGTAGGAGACAATAGATGGGAGAATAAAGCTTTGTCAGGTGACTGTACTATTACAGAAGCTGGTGTGCTTTCTTGTACAGCACTTAGCGAGTGGAACGATGTAGGTGCTTACCTAGAACCCAAAACTGATGGTGATGGAATTGAACTCTCTGATAGCGGAGGTACTAAAGGAGTTCGCATTTCTCACGACGGCACTAATGTAGTTATAGATATTGTAGGAGCTGGTGCTTACAAGTTTCCTGGTCTTGTAGGCTGTGATACAATAGATACAGACGGAACAGGTGTTGCTAGTTGCGGTGCGGATGCTTCAGGGGCAGGAGGTACACCTAACATCTTAGACCTAGGGGATGACGGGGCAGATGAGTCTGCCGATTTAGTTGAGATTGCTACTGTTGGAGATACTAACTCAATTTTTACTGAACCAGCAGCAGATAAACTAAGAATTGATATGGGCAATAATTGGCCTACATCCGATACAGCAGATGCTCTTTCTGCTAACGGGGCTAACTGTGGTGCAGGACAGTACCCTCTTGGTGTAGACGCAGCAGGGGCTGTTGAAAGTTGTACTACTGATGATGACGTTCCAGAAGTAGGAGACTTTGATGCTTTAGTGGGTGGATCATACACTACTTATGATACTGTTAATGATGATATGGATCTTGACGATGAAGTTGTAACTCATATGCTTAGTATTAATATTTTTGATCCTACAACTGCGGATACAAATAGAATACAAGCTAAGTTAGCAACAGCAGTTACTATTAGCAGAGTTAGTTGCTCAACCGATACAGGAACTGCCACTATCCAGTTAGACGAAAGGGCAGAAGGTACACCTAATAGTGCAGGTACTGATGTTCTTTCGGCAGGTCTAGTTTGTGATAATGATACACAATCAACTACTGGATTTGATAATGCAGGAATAGCTGCTGATGTACCATTAAACTTGCAAATTACAGCAACTGCTAGTAGTCCTACAGTTGTTAGAATTCATATTGACTATAAGGTGGATGATGTATAAAATCATACAACTAGTTGTACTTATTAGTACAATGCTAGCGTTCTCAAATCTAGCTTATGCTGGTGACACAACTAACCTTGAAGGGGCTTGGCTTTTAAACGAGACTAGTGGGGCTAGAGCAGATGAATCTGTTAACACTAATAATTTAACAGATAATAATACTGTTTTATTTGGGACAGGCCAGTTTGGAAATGCTGCTGATTTTGAACTAAGTAATAGTGAATACCTCTCCATCACTGATGGGAGCCAATCAGGTTTAGATGTTACTGGTGATATTACTTTTGGGTTATGGTATAAACCTGAGACAGTGGGGATTCAGGCATCACTTATAGGTAAATCTGGAACCTCAAAAGGGTATAACCTTCAAGCAAGAACAGATAACACAGTATTGTGTTTATCTAGTAGTGATGGAAGTGCGTTTGATGGACAATTTTTTTCAACAACTACATTAACAATAAGTACTTGGTATCATATAGTCTGTCGTATTAGTAGTACAACAATGACTATCTGGATAGATGGCACACAAGAAACTGGATCTGATACAACTAACGGATCAATTAACAATAGCACAGCAGTATTTATGCTAGGAGCTAATGACGCACCAACTAACTTTACAGACGGGTTGGTTGATGATGCTTTTATATTTAGTGAAGCTCTTAGTGAAGCTCAAATAGATGATATTAAGGACAACGGATTAGATGCCTATGTTACTGTACCAAGAAGTAGGGTGGTGATGATAACATGAGGTTTTCTATACTTTTGTTGGTAACATATATGTTACTCGGATCTAGTATATGTCTAGCTTCTCCTACAAATGGGGATACAGTTATCGCCAACAAGTTGCTAGATTCATTAGTGAATACCCAGAATACTTTCCACCAGAAAAACAAACGATATGAACAAGTTAAACAAAAGATGGGTGGAAATAAAATTGTTTATTATATGCACGAATATAAAGGAGAATGTGGCGAAGGGTATATAGCCACAGCTTCTAAAGTTATAAACTATAGAGAATGGATAATACAAAGACATGCTGGTTGTGAGAATGATAGAGATATAAAAACTACCTGGACTCAGATTAACTAAGGAGAATACACATGATAGTTACTTTTCAAGATTTATATAAAGAGATACTTAGGACTATGAATGTTACAGAGGATACTGTGGAGGATGCTAACATTCTAGCACAGATTAAAACCAGAATTAATATGGTTCAGGATTTTCTTTTCTATAGAAAGACTTACGAGTGGCGTAAACAAAGATTCTTCTTCACTACCAAAGCCCCGATAATAGCAGGAACTATCTCTGTAACTAACGGGGGCAGAGAAGTAACAGGATCTGGAACTAGCTGGGCTGATATTGATAGACTTGGGTATGTAATTGTAGATAACCAGGTCTATAAAATAGATCCTCATGCCTCCATCTCTACTACGTCCTTAAAGTTAGTTGCTTCTTATCCTAAAAGTAGTGCTTCTGGAAAGAACTATAAAATCATATTTCCAGATAAACATCTAGACCCTAGTATTTCTTCTATTGTTAGCATCTTTATTGAAGAGAGCGAGAAAGATATACTAAATGCTAACAGGTCAATCTTTATTAAAACAGATTTGGGTGAACCTCAAGAATTCTTCTTTGGGGGACTTACAGATTATAGTTACTACACAGACGGTACAGTAACAATGACACAGGATTCACTTACCGTAACTGGTAGCGGAACAACCTTTACTGCTGATATGGAGGGTATGCCTTTTAGAATAAATGAACATCCTACTCCTTACAGGATTCAGGAAGTGGTTAGTGCGACTCAGTTAACTCTTAAAGACACCTACCAAGGGGATAGTGGTGCTGGAAAAGATTACACTATTGGAGCAAAAGGAAGTGGATTAATTCATGGTAGACCTGTTGCAGATGACACCTATTTTGTTGAGATTGAGGCTCTTATTAAACCCCAACCTCTAGTTAGACCTTCAGATATTTCTTTGCTTCCAGATCATACACCACTGATGTTTGGGTGCTTATGGCTTTGCTACTATGAAAGGTTTGAGAAGAACCCAGTCAAAACTAACCAATCTAAAGCTAACTTTAGGGACAGTTTGAAACAGTTTGATGAAATGTATAGAGTTATTAAGAACTTAAAATGGCAAAGTGAAGCTGAGATTAAAGCAAGAAAATCAGGGGCTTCACAGTTTAACCCACTTGAAAGGGATTAAGATATGCTTATAAAAAAAATACTAGCTTCACTTACAATATCTATATTTCTTTGCTCTCAAGTATTGTTTGCTGGGATTACTTCTGTATCTGATCTTAAAGGACTTCAACGGTTAGCAGCCGATAAGATTGAGGATGGATCACACTCAGTATTTAATAACGCTTATATTACGGACGAAGGAAATATAAGAGTAGTTAAAGGAAGAGTTAAACTAAACACTACTGCACATACTGATACTACTGTAAGTATGGTTTGCTATTATGAAAATAGTACAGGCTCCACTAAGAAACTAGTTGTTAAAGAGTCAGATGAGATTGTTACTTACGATACAGATGGAACTAATCGTACCTCTATTTTAGGGTCTTTAACAGATGAGAAAGCAGACTGTGTACAGATTGGTGACACAATGTATTTTAATAGCTCTACTGACGGACTACATAAGTGGGCTGGTACTGGTAGTGCTTCAGCTATCGCAGGAGTTGGGAGTCCTTCGGTACAAAACTTCTCTTCCAGTTCTAGTGTAGGAGGTATGACAGGGGGGGCAGATGGAGTAGGAAAAGTAAACTTTTTAATAAGCGGTAAATACTGGCGAGGATCAACTGGAACAGGGAGTTGTGTTCGATACTACTCCTACGTAGCTTCACATGACTTAGCAGCCCAACCTACTAGTTCTTTATATAAATATAAAACTACATTTTACAATAGTAAGTGGGGTATTGAATCTGAATCTAGTAGTTCAGACTCTGCTACTCTTTCTGGAGGATCAAGCAGAGCGTTAGTACAGTCAAATTGTTTTCCTACCTGGACTAGTGGTACTTGTACTCTTGCGGATACCGCTAGATGTTCCACTGGGGATGTTATAGTGTACGGTGGAAGTACCTCTACCACAGCTACTCTTTCTGGGTCTGAGCCTCTTCCATTTGACCAGCATTGCATATATAGAACTGTTGCAAGTGGATCAGACTACTTCTTAGTTGGGTGTCAGGACTCGGCTACTAGTACATTCAAAGATGGTACACCAGATGTGGCTTTAACTAGACCATTAGATACAACTATTAATACTATAGATCCCCCTAGTTTTAGATACATCAACGAGTACAAAGGTGTCTTGTTTACTAGTGAAGGTACTAGTATAAACTTCACTAGACTTCCAGTGGAAGCTACCACAAATGGTGATAAGTATTGGTTAGAAACAGATAAGATTTTAACTGGAGCTAAAAAACCTCTTACTGGTATACATAGCACATCCAATAATTTATTACTTTTTACAAGCAGTAAAGTTATAAGTGTGAGTGGATTTGGAGTTGATAGCTTTAGGACTAATGTTTTATTTGAGCAGATTGGTACTGTTTCAGACGAGACTATTGAAACAGATAATAATGGAGATGTAATATTTTTTGCTGGTACAACAGGAGTTTATAAGATTAGAATTGGTCAAAGTCCGACAGATGATTTAACTGGTGCTGTGATTGACCAACCCAATACAAACACAGTAAGAATTTCCTCTCCATTTTTAGATAACGTATTTAACGGTACTGACACTAGTATCAGCTTAGACCCAGCAGACTATACTTTGTCTCATGCTTATTATGATTCAGACAAAGATATTTACTGGCTATATATTGGAGATCATGCTTTTATGTTCAACAATAAAAGCAACCAATGGAGCCATCTTCCTGCTACTGAGATGATTGGTAGTGTGTATGTTAAAAGTCCTAACTCAGCAGGACAGGGGATACTGGTAGATGACCTTGGATTCTTCTACAAGAATTGGTATGGGTATGCTAGTGCAGTAATTAGCGGATCTGCTACTGGGGAGCCTACATCCTCGTCCTCCACTACTCTTACAGATACTGGAGCGACATTTAATACTACAGATGACGGATTAGCAGGGGCATGGGTATTTGTAGATAACGAGAATGGAGAACACAGACAGATTCAAAGTAACACAACCACAACTATTACTGTATCTCCAGCTTGGACTGTTAATCCAGTTACAAGTGATGATTACTACGTTGGGTATATTATATATAATACTTTAACTAAACAGTACGCTGTAGCTGAAGCACCTAGTAGGGCTAAGATTGACTATATCTATTTGGTACATAGTAAGTCAGATAGTAGTCAAATCGTTGAACTTATGGGTTATGAGAATAAAGCTAGCTACCCAGTAAACTTAAAAAATATTGACATGCTAGATAAGTTTGTAAGTAAAAGATCCGTCCCTATGGGAGCCACTAAATACTGGTTTCAATGGGGGCTTAGAAGTTTTGTGTATAATACGTCTAATACAATAAATCCACCAATTGATATCCAAGCATATGCTATTGATTGGGAAGAAATAAAGGAGCTATAATTTTATGGCCGCACCCCTAGCAAGATTAGATTCAATTAGAGATAGACTAATTAATAGAGGAATGGGTACTAGTGGGCTTACCTCCCAAGCTGTTCAAAGAGCCAATCTTCCTACACTTGGTTCTGCTGTATCTACAGCACAAGCCACTAGAAGAAACTTAATATCTTCCAGAGAAGGATTGAGAGCAGATGCTTTAACACAGACTAATATTGGAAAAGCTACGGCCTTTGGAGAAGCAGCTAGTAAATCAATTAAACGGCAAGAAGAACAAGAGAGAAATGTACTAAGTAGAGCTAACGCTCCTGTTGCTATAGTTACTAAACGATTTTACCAAGATGCAAGTGCAGCAGGGAGACTCAAGGGGAATCAGTCTATTAGTTTAACATTACATGACTCCGCAGGACGCTCAAGACAAACTTACTCTGGAGAAGAAGCCTGGAACAGGATGAAACAATTTCAAAAAAGGGGTGGAAGAGTAGTAACTATGGGGACGTTACCTGGGATAAACGACAGTCTTTTTAGGCGGCTTAAAACAGCAGGGGTTGAAGTACAACACAAACCAGATGCGTTCAAATTATTTCGTGGTTACGCACAAGGCAAATCTAACTTTGATATGCTAGGACTATTTGGAAAAGCAGCAGGAGCAGCACAAAGAGGAAGAGATGCTGATACTTCAAGGTTTGGTAGCTCATCTGGTGGAGTAGAAGAACAAAGACAAAGAAATGCACTAGAGGGTAGGCTTGGAAGGGCAGTAGGAATAATGGAATTTAAAGCTAGAGTAAAAGCAGCAGGAGTTTAATATGGCTAAAAGTAAATTAGATAAAATAATAGACAAGCTAGCGGCTGTAAAAATAAATCCGCATGACTTAGGTTTGGTTTCTGACAAAGCCAAGAAGAAAGGTATTACTGTGTCTGGAGGACGAGTATTAGGTGACGAGGGTAAGTCGTTTAAAACAAGGGGTGGGACAGGTGTAAGGTCTACTGAAGTAGCAAAAGATCCATTATTCAAAGGACTAAGAGGAGTAGAACAAAAAGCTAAACAAGAATTAAGACAAAGAGGAATTACAGAAAGAGAAGATTTTTTTACTGATGCTTCTAATAGGCAGTTAAGAGAAATTACTCCAGCCCAAGAGGATGAAGTTGCTGACGATACAGAAGCTACTTCCCCATTAGATTTTCTTACCCAAAGTGGGGCAGCGGGAGCAACTGGCGTTGGTAGTGCAACTGGTGGAGTAGGTAGAGACTTCTTAAAATCGTTGATGCAGAGTAGTGAAAAAACACAGAAGCCCACTATAGACCCTAGGCTTCAAGATCAGCTAGACCTGGAAACAAAAGCACTCAAACAAGGAATCTCTCCAGAGTTAATAACTGAGAATCGAGCAGACAGGTTCAGAAACTTAGCTATTCAAGAGCTAGAAATAAACGATATACCCGTAAATGAAACTACTATTACTGAAGCTATAAAAGATATTCAAACTCACTTTGATGCTATTAGGGGGTAATATTTGTGGCGTTAATTGATCCAGATAGAATAAGAAAAATAGCAGAAGAAGGGGCTAGTGGTAACGGTAGTCTTATTGATGCTAACCGCATATCCAAACTCTCCCCATCTACATCCCCAGAACAAAATAAACCTTCATTTCAAGATATTATGAGTGGACTCGGTAAAACTTTGTCTAGGTCTGGTATCCGCAATATAGCAGAGATTCTTCCTAGGATTGGACAGCTTATAGGTACTGAACTACAAGCAAGACCAGAAGCAGCTAAGAAACATATCGAGGGGTTAACTGGTAGACCAGAACAACTACAGCCTTTTCCTAAGCTATTAACTCAGATAGGACGTAAGCTCGGTGCAACCTCAGATCAAGCTATCCTAGATATTGAGGAAGCAGTTAAGGGCATAGAAGGAATACAACCATCTGAACGTATACTTAAACAAAGGCGTGAAGGTTTTACTAGACAGAACTTTGCAGAAAGAAGTTTACAGCTAGGAGCAGAAGGTTTACCTTCCCTCGTCACCGCATTAGGTGTATCTATAGTAACAAGAAATCCTATAGCTGGTGCTGCTGTTCTAGGTATAAGCGAGGCAGGGCAGCTACAGCAAGAGTCGAAAGAAGCTGGTGCTGATATTATCACCCAAGCTAATATAGGTCTTACTGCTGCTATTGGTAACACCTTACTAGAATCTATCCCAATAACTCATATGCTTAGAGGTACTTCATTAGGTAGGAAGGCCATAGCCAAAGCGTTAAAACGTAAAGGAGCAATAGAAATGCTCAAGTCCACTCTTAAGAGGGTTGGTGGAGGTGTGGTAGGAGAAGGTACTCAGGAAGCGGTACAGCAAGTGTTCTCTAACCTAGTAGCTAAGATTGGATTTGATGAAGCTAGAGACTTACTAGAAGGAGTACTTGATTCATTCGTTGGTGGGGCTATTACTGGTGGTGTAGCTGGTGGAGGTATATCTGGATATGAAGCAGTTATTAATAAAGCTAAGAAAGCAGGGGCAGCACAACAAGATATTGATAAAGCACATGAAGCCTTAGGTACAGTAGTGGCTGGAAATAGTGCCGAGATTAGTGCTAAGATCCAACAGACTATCAGAGAGGATCAGCGTAAAGCAGATGAAGCTATTGAGGTCACGGATATTGAACGTAATACAGAACTTACAGAGGATGAACAAGAACAAAAGTTTAAGGATGTAGATGATATACCTCTTACAATACAAGACCTGGCTAGACAAGCTCTGAGGGAAGTAGCTGTGACTCCTAAGAAAGAATTGATTGAGGGGCAACCTAAGTCCCAGATTAAGAGAGAAATTGAAAAAGTTACTGGGATAAAGACTGAAAGAAAAAGTATTACTGTTGAGGAAAAAACTGCACTCAGACATTTATTTAGAAGGCAAGCACAAGTTACTAAGCAACTGGACAAAGTAAAGAATGTAGAGAAACGAGAAGCCCTTAAAGAACAAAGGAATAAAATACAAGAAACTATGCGGTTAAGAAAAGGCATCCGTAGACTACCTATTGAAAAGATGAATGTAGAAGAAAAGGTAGCTATTAATGAAATTAAAAAAGAACTAAAAAATAGTACTAACCTTGAAAGATTACGGGATGCCTATAATAAGATTCTTACTCTTAAAGAGATAGGTCAAGAGAAGTTTATCTTTACACAGGAATCTAGAAATGAATTCCTAGATGCAGAGATAGAAGCTATGACAAAACAAATTCCAGTCAAGAAAGAAACTAAGGAAGTAAACGTAGGGATGAGTTTAAAAGAACGTAACGTAGGAAAGAAAGCTTTCTTTTCTGCTCTACGTCCTTCCCGTATTATTGACAGGTTTGTAGATGGTTTTCAAAACTTTAAAGGAAATGCCCACAGATTCTTTATCGACACAGTTAACTCACAGAGAGATAGAGAGATTGTACAAGTAGAAAAAGCTAAAGAGATTGGATTAAAAATTCTTGAAGAAGCAGGACTTACTAGTGGTAAATTGGCAGAACAGATACAAGTAAGGGACGGAGGCAAGCTATTTAACTTCTCTAGGTCAGCAGCTATGCACATGTGGGCTGTCAGAACTAATAAGGAAAACATAGCAGCTATTCTATTTGGAAATAAGATTAATAGTAAGGTGTATAGGCAGGTAATGGCACAGCTTAGTCAAGTAGAGAAGGATGCTGCTGATAAAATGACTAAAGAACTTAGCTCCCACTTCTCCAGATTAAGAGAAACTTACCTAGAAATAAATGATGGGACAAAAGATTTAGCCAAGGTTGAAGGTGGATACGTTCCTATGATTAGGGAGAACGATACATCCCAAACCTATGAAGAAGAATTAGCTAACGAGTTTGCTCAACGAACAGCATATAGAAGGGCTTTCGTTGCTAGACAGTTTACAAAGAAGAGGCAAAAGATTTCTTCAGAACACCAGAAACCAATTCTGCTGGGTTTGTCGGAAGTGTACTTTTCTCATATACAAAAGAGAGAACACTTTATTAACTTGGCTCCTCATGTTAGAGATATGAAGAAAGTAATTAATGATGAAAAGTTTGTAGGGTCAATGAAAGACTCAACTGGTGGGATGGAGGCGTTGGATGAAATAAAATCCTACGTTGATGCTGTTGCAGATCCTCGTATTTTTAAATCTAACAAATGGCATAACAGGTTTATACAAATGGCTAGAAAGAAAAGTGCTATTGTGTTTCTGGGATTTAACTTGGTTACAATGATGAAACAGTTACCATCTTATGTACTGGCTATGAATGAAATGCCTGTTCAAGATATAACAGCAGGGACGTATGACTACGTTACAGACTTCAAGAACATGAATAAATTCATACATGAGAAAGCTCCTCAGCTAATGAAAAGGAGTGTCAACGTAGAAATTGATGAATATAAAAAGATAGACCCAAAGAGATTTGATAAAGCAAAGAGTAAGTACGGGTTAGCTTCAATGAAAGGGATCTTGTTGTTTGACCAAGTAGTTACACATTCATTATGGCTTGGTAAGTATAACCAAATGAAACGAGCAGGGTTTAGTGAGAACGAATCAGTAAAGGAAGCAACTAATGTTGTCCTAAGAACACAGCCAGCAGCCGAGGCTAAGGATTTACCTTCTTTGTTTAGAGATGAAAACCTCGGTATGTTCACTCAGTTTCAGAACCAGTTGAACCAAATCTTTAATATTGTCACAAACGATATACCTTTACGCTTAAGAGATAAAGATACTAGAGGACAAGCATTGAGGGGGATGTTTGCTCTCATTCTTAACTGGTATCTTATATGGTCTATCAGTAACGGTAGACTCCCTCAGGATGAAGAGGACTTTAAAGATATTTTAATAGAACCTTTTAACATGGTTCCGTTAGCAGGACATATTATGTCTGGTGGACTGAGGGGATTTAGTGCCTCACTACCTCCAGCATTACAGATAGCGGTATCAGGTATTGACACAGTTAAAGCATTTAAGCAGGGGGAGTTAGACAAGGTACTTGAGAACAGTGTTGAGTTCATGGCTCTGCTACATGGGATACCAGCCACACAGCCTATCAGAACTTTGAGGGGTATAATTGATCTGTCTACAGGAGATACGGAGGACTTAAGGAGATTGATATATTCTAAGTCTGTAATTGAAAGAGGGACAGAGAAGAGTAAACATAAAAGAAAGAAGAAAGTAAAAAGAAATACCCAAAAACTTAAACGTCAATTTGATGACGCTCTAGATTTTCTTGGGCTATAAGGGAGAGGTAAACTAAAATGGAATGGGATACAGTAATCAAGGAACTAGCGGAAGTAAAGACACTACTAAACAACCATCTTAAACACCATGAGCTATGGTTTAGATCGGTGATCGCACCTATGGGTGTGGCTGTTATTGTTATTCTTGTCAAGATACTATTCTTCATGGGGTAATGGGTAATATAACTTATGCTACAAACTGGAGATATACTATTTGCTAAAGGAACCTCACTGGTTAGCAAGATTATTAGGAAAGCTACTAAGGGGGAGGCTACGCATGTGGGTATTCTTTATGATGAAGATACTATATTTGAAACAGATGGGTCATGGGGTCAAGCCAAGTTTCAACCACTGTCTAGATACAATGGGAAAGACATTGAGATATATAGATACAAATCCCTTTACCCAGGAGATTTTGACGAGATAAGGATGCTGTGTTACGCCTACGAGGGAACCCCTTACTCTTACTGGGATGTAATAGTAAAGCTAGGGCTGTGCTGGCTCCCTAGTAAACTTAGAGAGAAGCTAACAGCAGCCCTAGGCAATAGATCATTTATGATCTGTAACGAGTTGGTGATGCGGATCATGCTAGAAGTTACGGAGGACAAACTGTTCCTAAAGACTGAAGGATCCAACCCTGCAAAACTACGCAAAGCCATACGAGAAGTCCCTCACCTAATCCCTAGGATTATTTAATCTCATCATAGTGTGCCAAAAACCCTGTGTTGTTACAGTTTCCACAACCGAAATACTTCTTAGTCTTTCTGTGTATCCATAGGAAATCAAATCTATCCACCCACTCATGCCACCCTCTTCCTTCACAAGTGACACACTTGATGTACGTTTTTCTGTATCTAATCATCCTTTCCTCAGTTCCTTAAGTATTTCCATTAGGATATACTGTGTCTTACCAAACTCAATAATAAGAGCCTCAGCATTTGAGGGGACACTATTCTCAGGGTGTTGCCTCTGATCGTCATAGTTATCTAATACAAACCCACCCCACGCAGCAGCACTAGCCCAATCCTTAGCGTTCTTACTCATGGCTTCCCTTATTACGTTATCCGAAAATTCTTGAGTTTCTTCATAAGATTCTTCAAATGAGTCAAACTCTTCCATGATTTAGTTTCCTCCTCTTCTTCAGATATATACACCTTAGCTGTATCTACTGGAATAGCCGAAAAGCCATAAGGATTAGCCTTCTGATAGACACACCTATACTTAATCCCTCTAACAATAAACTCCTCTCCCAATGAAGGGAGAATAATGGTCTTAGCTACTTCTTTACCAACACCACACCTTTTCCTAACATCTTCTATGAAGTTTTTCATCTTGTTACTAGTCCCCCTTTCTAAAATTCTTTTTTAAACCTAATTGTTGCCCCATCTTTGGTAACTTCTACCTCAACATGCTCTGCTATGTATTCAGCATAGGTTATAAGCTTCTTCCCTTCACCAAACAATACCCAGTTAACTATCTTAAATGTTCTACCTAGTAGATTCATTTTCAGCTTCCTTTCTTATGATTTTGGCTACTCCATCAAGCCACCAGTAATCTATTAGTTCTTCTTCTGCAATCTCTGCACCACGCAGGAGTCCTTTGCAAATACCGTACTTCAAACCTAGTTCAAAATCTTCCTGAGAAGATGGTCTGAAAAAGGTATACATTTCGTGTTTGCAACGAGAACATTGAAATGCTTGCCTGTAAAATTGAGGCATTTCACTTATTGGGTTGCCATCAAAAGTTGTTTGGCGAACATAAGTGTCGAGAAACTTCCCTTTGATTTCCTCTCGCCCCCTATGCTCGGCTCGTTGGATGGCTAACATAACTAATTCTGTGGACTTTTTTATGCTTAACTGATAACCATTTGTTGTTACAAGACACTTTCTTGCCTCACGCTCCGCATCAGTCATTTCTGTACCTCCTCCTTGTCCTAACAATAAACCCCTTCTTACCTTTGGACTTCTTATAAGTGGCTTCCCTAACTATAGGGTGATTATCTACTCGACAAGGTTCCTGTAACCTGTACTTCTTCCTGATGTTATACACATGTCTTTTAATTGTACTAAGTTCCTTCCCCCAGAAGATAGCTATCTCCCCATCACAGACCCCATCAATCTTTAGCATGACTATAGCTCTTTCTTTTCTGGTAAGAAGGCACTCAAAGACATAGCTAAAGGGTTCTTCTAGCAGCTTGCTTGTCCACCTAGTATTATTTTGGTGTATGTTAAACAGGATCTGCTCTCTCTCCCACCCCCAAGTAGCCTCAGGTTTGTAACTCATTATGCCCCACTCCCTAAGGCTTGTCTCTGCTCCTTGGACAAGAGTCCCTGCCTACCTCTATACTGCTTCCCACAATGGTTACACTTGTATCTCCTAAACTTATTGGTAGAGGTAAACGCATACCCCTTAACTCTGTTATCTGTGGAACCACAGTTAGGACAGGCTAACTCGTTACTGTCTGTGTATAGAGAAAGGTTAGGGTGATGCTTAATGAAGGGTTTAATCTCCTCATATAGCTTCTCTAGCTCTGTAACATCCCTTCTATTATACTTCTCCATTACCCTCCAAGCCCCTCTGTCTCCTGCCATACACTTAGTCCACAACCCAAACCCCTCATGCTTCATCTTCTCCCCAATCCCAAGCCTACGGAGAAGGTACTCCAACTTATAACTCACTAGCCTGAAGTTACCTCTGGTTTCCTTCAAGGTATCAATAGACCTAAACGTACTTACTGGACTTAGCTTATGCTTAAGAAACAAAGTGTTAAGCCACTTAATGTCAAACTTATCTCCATTATGGGTGATAACTATATCTGCCTCATCCATAAGGTTCCAAATAGATTGAGCCAGTTTCTTATCACTAGCTGGATCCCTCTTAAATTCTTTCTTATAATTCACTATGCTGTCAAAGTGGATCTTTCTCTCACCCAACCACTTAGCACACCAGCACAGCATATATTCATCTTGAATAATCTGGTTTAGTCCTACGTTCTGATCCCACAACCCCCATGTGTAAACTTTGGAGGGTGCTGTTTCAATGTCGAGTAACAGTATCTTAGCTTTAGTCATCATAAACCTCCTAAGTATTTGTCCCAATCTGCACCGTATAAAATTTCTTCTTTTATCGTAGGCCACTTCTTAATAGCCCTCTTGTATGCTAAACGGTAGATGAAATGTTGGTACGGAGTAACTAATCTGTTAACCCACCTTGGTATATAGATTAGCCACAACCATCTTGTATACCACTTCCAATGTCCATAATACATTGTCCTCGGAGAAAAGACTTGGGCAAGTTGGAGCCACCCAAAACCACAATAAACCCTAACTGTACCCCACTTTTCTTTCCAATCTCGGACAGGTATTCTACCCCACTTAAGACAAAACTTTGCAATATACTCAGCAGATTCTTCTAGTTCCTTCCAGCAATGGAAGTCCTCATCTCCCCAACTGTGCATTATCTTTACCTCCGTTATGTAGTAAACTATTCATCCTTAACCTCTAAGTAGTTAGACAAACTTTCCTTGTTAAACCTTAAATGGAACATGCCCTCGGTTCCTAGTTCCCTGTTCTTAGTAACATCAAACTCTACTAGCTCACTATTCTCTTCCCTGTGTATAAGTACTATATTGTGGGCATCTTGCTCAATGTTTCCTGACCCCTTAAGATCCCCTCTAGTCACCTTCCTCTGCCCGATAGCTAGCTTCCTAGGCTGTACCACTAACCACAGGTGACAGTTATTTAGCATAGAAATCCTTACACACTTCTTCATAAACTCATCAATGTCGCTACGTTCCTTATCCTCTTTAACTGAGGTGAACAATCTAAGATGGTCAATGAAAACAAACTCAGTCCCAAAATGTTTACATGAGTACTCTATCAAATTAAACAGTAAGCTCATAAGTGTATGCTGTTTCTCATCTGTCCACGATCCATACACATTAGCAAGCTGTACTAACCCCTTGTTATTCTCTACAAAATAAATTAGCTCTTCCTTGGTAGCCTGTCTATTGAAGTGGTTGTTTGCTAGCTCAATAAGTAGCCTCTCCTCTTTCATTTCTGGGCTAATAACTAAGCACTTCTTTCCTTGCTTAATCAGGTTCCCTATTAGTGCCATAGAGAACGTAGTCTTGCCGTTGCCCGATTTACCACTGACTACGGTAACTTCTTTAGGTCTAATCCCACCAAGATAGGAATCAAATACATCCCACCCAGTAGAGATACCTTTGTTTAGCTTTGGATCCTCGATGTGTGCTATAGCTTTGTCTGTGTAATTTGTAATGTCTGTCACTGGTGCGTGGAACATCGGCTCACAATCTTTGAACCACTTGTCTATCTCTTTCTTATCTAGCCCTAACTGCAAGGCAGAGTTCATGTCCTTACATCTAGGGTAAACCCTAAAACATTTACTAAGCCCTAGCACCTCACCTAGTTTCTTGCTTCCCTCTTCTCCTGCTCCATCGTTATCTACGGCAAGCAAATATTTAGTTCCATCTTTAATATCTTCAATCCACCCGTTAACTCCACCGCTACCGTTAGGCATACTAATCACATTCTCATAGCCATACTGAAAGGCAGACATAGCATCATACTCACCCTCAGTTACGACCAGTGGCTGATTAAGATCAACGTACTGCAAGTTATAAGCTTGGGTCTTGGTTCCCTTTTCTTTCCTATACTTCTCAGACCCTGCTGGTCTTTTAAAGAAGTCGTACTTCATCCCTACACAAACGCCATGCACATCAAAGTAAGGTATAATAATAACGGGTTGTCCGTCAAGCTCTTTGTATCCAAGTCTAAACTGTCTGACCACTCCCTTACTTAACGACCTAGTATGGGACAAATAAGAGGAGGCATCCTCGTTAGCTATGAGATCAGCCTCATACTTCTTAAGGTCTTTCTCTGGTACATAGATATGTGATGACTTAATAGGATCCTGCAAGGTGACAAACCCAAGGGCAAACTCAAGTCTCTTTAGGTTCATGCCTTTCTTATTACATCTGTGGCAGAACCATGCCCCTGTCTTAAGTGAAATATAAAACTGTGGTTTACCATGATTAGGGCAATCCTTAAACGGACAGCCAATCTCAATCTGATCCCCACTAATCTTATACTTCCCCAAGTCATGTTGTTTTATGAATTCAGTTATGCTTATCATTACACTCCTTTGTACACTTATGGTTTAAGGTACATTTCTTAGCGCCGAATATACGTTCCCATCCTTCATCAAACTTCTCTTTAGATTTTAAATGTCTTGGGTTATCTCCCTTCCCTGCCCCATTATTAACAGGCTTCTGTTCCGTCATATAGAGGCTCGGTAGGAACAAAATCTAGACTAGAGTTTTCTGGAGGATAAAAACCTACTCCTTTAATGGCTTGTTCTACTAGCTGTAGTACATCTGGTAAACACGCCTCATCACCACCGCTAACCTCACACCTAACACCATCAACTTCTAAAATAACTTTAGTCATGCTCTGTACCTCTCTTTCTTAGATATCTTGCACTCTCTTCTTTCATTCTCTAAGAGAGCAATCTCTTTGTTCTTTCTTTGTAACTGAGCAGTTAACCTGAGTATTGTTTCCTTGAGTTCCTTCTTACTAGTTGTCATAGTAAGCCTCCCACCCTTCGTCTGCCACCTTACCTACCTTCTCAATCAACTCATCGTCCTCTATAAAGAATACTTCAGGACAAGGGTTGTGTGGTTTAACTAGGTTAACTAGTAACTGCCCTAGCCTAAGGTCTGGGTTCTCATGCCACAAATCGGACAGCATATATAGTATCTCATTGATTCTATTTGGATCTCTTGACATATAGTTTAGCGTATCCTTTCTCTAGAAGTTCTTTGTTAAGGTGAATCTTACCTACCCATATATCAGCAAGGTAACGACCAAACCCACCAGCTTTATATGTAACTATCTTAACCTTCCCAGAGGACAAAGCGTTGGTAACAAAGTCTTTTGCTTTCTGCCACCCAACCTTATCCTTTCTTTCTGGGCAATCTACTTTAGTAAGTCTAAGCCTAACCTTCTTCTTAATTTCAAACCCAAGGTCTAGACGTACATCAATCGTGTCTCCATCTATGACACGCAATACCTCTACTCTCTCCTCTATCCATAGATACATAGTAGTTACTCCTTCTCGTCAAAGTCTATTTGTTCTTTACAGGCAGGACAAGTGTAACACTGTCTCCTTTTGTTTGAATCATACTGATCTAGTGTGAGTGTAGGTCTATACACTAACACACCACATTGACAAACAGTAATATTCTCAAGATTAAGTTTCATCACTCTCTTTTGCTTCCACGACCTTCTCCAACTGGGTAATCTTGGCTTGGAGATTTTCAACTAACTTTTCAAAATTTAGCTCAACGCCTCTTCTGAACCTACACTCAGTTGTAAGTTTCTCCACTTCCGCTTCAAGCTCCTCGATTCTCTTGTCACAGGCTGAGAGAGTTTCTTCGAGCCTTTTTTCCCTAGCTTCTAATTCTCTAATCACAACCATAGCATCACTTAAATTAGCAATCATCACTTCCCTCCTCTCTGTTGGGTGGTCAAATTATCTTCCAAGCCATAACGATCAATAGAATCAATAAAAGTATCCAAAGAATCACGCCTCCCCCTTTGCCTGTCTGATGGCTTTAATAATATAAACAGCGTCTGCTGAGCAATCACATGTTCTGTTCATGCTAAAAGGCAATCGTTTCTCAAAAGTTCTTAAAGTGTTCTCCATCCCTGCTTTTAGACCCTCGTTATAGGATTCTTTCTCCATCTCCCTTGCTTCCTTGCTCATAGGGTGCTTGAAGCCTTGCTCTCTGCCGTCCTTTAGACCTTTGGCGTAGGCTTCTTTCTCTGAAATAAATGTCCTGCTTAAAACGTAAATACATGCTTTGTAGCATCTTTGGTGAGTTTCTGCATCATTCCCTCCATAATCACTAACGGCTTCCTTGGCAACAGCATGAAAGTTTCCTTTTTTTCTATCCTCTCTCCCATCCCTCTCGGCTTGCTTAAGCATGTCACATAAGCGTGTAGCTATTTTTAGAGCATGGTCTGTTTCAAAAACACCTTCTTTATCCCAACATCTTGAAGCCTCACCTACAAGTTGATGAATTTCTTCAATTGGATTTGGTTTATCTTGAGTTGAATCCTTCTCTTTATAGGTCATCTTTGTTTCTCCTCATTCTTACTTTGTAGGTGTGCAATCTTAGCTAGTAACTCAGGGTTAACTTGCCTCTTAGGTTTAATAACTCCAGTACTCAAGCACTCGGTACATATAGTCTCACCCTTACGTCCCTTGCATTTAGGGCAGACGTACTCTTTCCTAGCTGGTAAAGGTGTGGTAGGAGTAGGTGTAGGAGTATCATCTCTTTGTGGAGGACATACACCCCTCTTAGTTTCTTCAGTCAACCCACTCCCACACACAGGACAGTATGCAAACATACCCTCTAATACTTTAATAACACTAGAAAATATAGATTTAGGTAATTGCTTCTCTGTTACAAGCTCTACTATTTCACTAGCCTTAGCCTCAGCAAGTTCAATAGACAAATCTTTCCAGGTTTCACAACATGCTCTCATCATTGGCATACCTTAACCTCCGTTAAAATAAACTTTATGGTAAATTAAAAGAGTAAAGAGGAGGGCAACGACAGCAACTATACCGTTGACGGTGTTCCATACAGTACGCATCACCGCCATCTTATATTCGCTACGTTTCCTCTCCTCTCTACTCATGTTTTTCATTACTTTCTAAACTCCTTCATGCGTCTATCTTTCCCTGCCTCAATCTTAAGGCTAACCTTGGTACGCCCAACCATGTCAGCAAGGGCAACTAGGTCTGTCACTGAAACATCTTCGAGCTTAAGAGTAAAGACAATACTTTTTGCAGCCACCAAGTTCTCCAACACAATACTCTCTACATCTGAAGATAAACTACTAGCAACAGCTTCAACCTTCTTAGGTCTACCTCTACGCTTTGGTTCCGTATCCTTAGCAGTATCATTTGTCACTGTAGGGGCATCAGCATCACTACTGGTAGCTCCACCACATAGCTCAACCTCACCCTTAACAGCGTAGTTCTTAAACTTCTCGTTATACACCCCATCAAACTTAACCTCTTCGCCAAGCCAATCAAGTTCAAACTTACCAAACGTAATTGCACATTCATCTTTCCCAGTGTCAAGATTCTTAAAAGAAAACTTGTTACCTGTCTTTGTCTGAATCTTGTTACTGATAATCCCTCTAATCCTTACTATGGTTTGTGTCATTTATTTCTCCTTTTTGTGTTGATAGTAGTAGTCTAGTAATCCAAGGAATCCCTTCTTAAACCTATCCTCATCTGGTTCAAACTTAATTACGTTCTTCTCAAGGCTAATCTCTTCCTTCTTAGGAAGTTGTACAATCCACAAAGCCTCTTTATGCCACACATCCTTCCCCTCTATTTTAATTATACCATCTTTTAGCATCTCTGTCAAGGCTCTATAGTAAGCTTCTAGCTGTAACTTATAGCTGTACCCGACAAAGTTTGTTGCCTTCCAATCCACCAGTACCAGCTTCCCATCAACCCTAAGAAGCCTATCAAACGTACCTATGAACTTGTGCTTCTTAGAATAGACAACCTCCTGTGCAAGCACACTCTGTGGGTTGTATGCTTCCACAAATGTCTGGAAGTTTCTCAGTGATTGGTAATAAAAATCTCTCGCTTCACCCTCTTTCTTAACAAGGGCATCACTAACCTTGGGTACGTCCTTGTCCCCAAAATAAATACACGCATCCCTATCTAGTAGCTGTCCTATATTTTGGGACTCCTTAACTATCTGATACGCTGGTTTCTCGGAGTGCTTACAGTTTTTATAGTACCACCCGTACAGGAATGGCTTCTCTGGGATACCAGATATTTGAGATACGCTACCCCAACCCTCCGCGAAAGGGAACTGCATGTACCTAGATTTAGTTTTTCTCTTTCCTTTTACGACCATAACCACCGCCTTAGCGCAGGATTAGCTTCTAATACTTCAAACAAAGTCCAGTCGAAAGCATTGATAAGCAAATGCTCCTTGAGTTCTTTGTCTGCTACTTGGGATACGGAGTCCATTAAGTACATCCCCTTCTGGTCTAGGATAGAGTGCATGATCTCATGGATTAACGTAACCCTTTGAATCCTCCCAGAATAATCTGGACTAATATAGATAACACTCTTATCTAAAAAAGTTTCCCCTTGACAATCTAAAGCCTTAAGCTCTACCGTATACGTTGTACCAAAGATATCTAAACAACTAGGTATTGTAATGTCCATACATCCTCCTCTAAGATTTTCCCATGTAAAGCAGTATCATGTTTGAGATTCCATATAGTAGCATAAGAGATCCCATAGCAAACTTTCCCTCTACCCAGTACTGCAAGGTTGCACCTACTTGCAACACGCATACAGTTAGAAGGAACCAATTCATTTTGTCTCCTTATAAACGCTAGTATCCTCATACTTGCTAGAGTCTTTTATACATCGTCTTAAATACCAATGCCCTCCATCCACAGACAAGTTACCACACTTGCAGGTAACAAAGCCATGCCTATGTGTACTCTCTATCTCATCTCCGCACAGCAAACATTTAGCGGAGTTACGAAATATTTGTGTCAGTCCCATTTTATTTCTCCCATCTATCTGATATTTTATAGTCAACCTTAACAGGTACTTCCAGCTTCCATACGTTTTCCATTATCTCACAAGTTACTTTAGCAAAGGACTTAGATATACCACCTAACTTTTTTGAGTCATGTAAAAGACTATCATGTAACTCATACACAAGCTCGTCATGCACCATCAGTATAGGAAATATATTAAGTTGGTTATAAATCTCCACTATAGCTTTCTTAATAATATCCTGACTACTAGATTGAATCTTATAGTTTACGATCTGTCTCCCTGCCCCCTCAAATTCTCTTGTCTTGTTACTGTTAACATCCTTAATAAATAACGGAAGCCCTGCTATAGATTTGATCCACCCTCTATTGTTTCTCCCTATCATCTTCTGATCCTCAAGGTACTTCTTAACTCTAGGAAACTGTTTAAACCAGAGGTCAATCTTTTCTTGGGCTTCATCCTGAGTACAGTTCCAATCCTGAGCAAACCCATATGCTGTCTTGCCGTACAAGATTGAGAAGTTTATCGTCTTGCCTACATCCCTCTGCTCTGGAGTTACCTCACCAATAGGTATGTCATACATCAAGCTACTGGTGTAGCTATGAATGTCTTTATCTTCGTCCAAGAAAGCCTTGAGCAAGTTCTCATCCTTGGAGAAGTGAGCTAATAGTCTTAGTTCTATTTGACTGTAGTCTAAGATGACAAACTTGTGATCCTTAGCAGGGATAAAACACTTCCTAATCTCCTGCCCTACTTCGGTACGTCTAGGTATCTGCTGAAGGTTAGGGTCTTTACAGCTAAACCTTCTAGTAACTGTAAGGGCTTGGTTAAATGTTGGGTGTATCCTCCCGTCATCCCCTGCCTGTTCCTGCAAGGGTAACACAAAAGAACTTAGCATATGTTCTAAGTGCCTATGCTCTAGTAGTTTACGGACGAACCCAGAATTATGTTTGATCCTCTCAAGTACTAACGTCCTAGTTGACCACCCTGTTTTAGTCTTAATTAGTTTAGGTAACTTTAGTTTTTTATACAGTACTTCTTGCAACTGCTTGGGACTGTTGAGGTTTAAGTCCTCGTTGTCTGCCATGACCCTAAGCCTATTTGATAAGTCGTAGGTCTGCTTCTTCCACTTACACTCAAGCTCTCTGAGTCTAGCCAGGTCTATCTTCGCACCCTTAAGTTCACTCTGGACTAAGATATTTGTTAGGGGCATCTCTACTTCATGGAACCATGCCTTAAGTATAGGTTTCTTTTCAAACTCTTTCTTACAATACTGGTAGATGTTATATGTTTCCTTTGCATCCTCTTGTGCATACATAGCCAACACTTCTTCGGGTACTCTAGTAAACCAATCCTCAGGTAGGTTCTTAAGCTCTCTAGTATCTCCAGAATATTTATTATAAATGCAGAGAAGATCGTCTTTCCTCCTGCCGAATAAGTCCTCGACAATCTTCTCTAACTTCCTAGGTCTATCTATGTGCAGGAGGTAGTAGGCAACCATTGTATCAAATGAAACCCATATATCTACATCTTGATTCTTGCTAAATACAACTGCATCATACTTACCGTTGTGTGCTATGATGTTAGAGTTGTTATGTTCACTTAGACAGAATGTACTATCATTTACATAATAAGATTTACCATCTTCATAGAGACTATACCCAAGCATCTTAGCCTTATGGGGATTCTTATTGGTAGTCTCTGTATCCACCACTAGGTCTTTCATTTGCCACCCCATTCTTTTTTACCAAACGCTATGAAGTTATCAACTCCAACGAATACTCTTGTGCTGTTACGCCTAGCCCAAGGGTGCTTGTTATTCATAAGCTTAGTCTTACTAAGATCAGGCTCATGGAAGATGATGTATGTTGGTTTCCTCACCACCCTAGAGGAATAGAAGCACTCCTGTACACTACCCCATGAGGTATCTTTAGTGATCCATGCTATCAACCCATCGGTCTTATCAATTTTCTCCAGATCACAATCCACTATCTCATTGTCACTAACTGAAGTACGCTTACCCTTGTCTAGCTCTGCTATCTCAGGGGTAGGGACTCCATATTCATCATAGAAAGGATTCTCAAGCTTAATGTTTAAGCTAGCTAGTATCTTCCTCTCTACTTCCTTAGCTACATGCCTACCATCTGTAGGGTTAGTAAAATAAAACTTAAGTTTCTTCATGCTTCTCCTCCTTCCTTTTAGTTAGAACCCTTCAAGTTCTTCATACTTATCAAACTCTTCTTGACTTAATTTAAAGCCATGTCCACTTTTTGTTTTCTTTTCCTTTCCAACCACATACTCAAACCCTTTCCCTACCTCTTTTAAAATAAAGACCCATGTTAATTTGCTACTCTTACTTTTTGCATAAATATGTACTCCATCATGCCTGTCTATCTCAAGTACCTCATTTATTTTTACACCTGCACCATTAAGATTATCTTGTAAGATTCTAATGTACTCTTTAGGTTTACTTACCTCTACATACTCTTCCTTTAAATCCTTCTGCTCCTTAATCAACCCAACCAGTAAGGCTAGGTAATTTCTCGCATCCTTAATACGCCCTTCAATTGGCTCATCGCTAGCCTCTACCCCATCCTTAATGTAGTTGTAGATGGAGGCTACATGCTTCATAAAGTACACTTGCCATACCTTCATAGGGTCAAGGTTAGATGCCTTTCCTACATCCTTGAAGTTCTGGAGCTTATCATCGCTACCTATAGTGTACTCCTTACCCTTCCCTATCATAATAGTTTCTTCGTCCTTCACCATCTGCTTGAGTAACACATAGAAGTCTTTGGTTTTCATTTTATTTTACCCTTTCCAAAAAATTGTTTTACTTATAATTCTTTCTAACTGTTTCACTAACTCCAGTAAGAACACCTGAGTATGAGTATCTATCTTGTGTACAAACTTCATACATCGCCATTCTTTTCTTTGCACTTTTTCTCGTAAGGAACTAGCACCCTACGCTTAAGCTCATCGGAGCAGTTACTAACTGCATCTATCATAGTAGAGAGGGCAAAGTAAGAGCCTTCCTTACCTGTACTAACGAGGTTATCATACTCATCTCTAGCTAAGTATCCAAACTTAATCAAGTACTCCACCACCAGAGAAAAGATAATGTAATTCAAGTCCCCTTTAGCGTGGTCTAGCTTGATAACATTCAGATGGTGAGACAACTGCTTTAAATCTTCTAGATAAAAATCTCTCTGATATTGCTTGATGTATGGCATCCTATTTGCCTCCCTCTAACTTATTTATTTTTACTCTCAACTTATCTATCTGTGCTTGCTGTTGTCTAACCAAACGAAACAAGTCACCAATTTGGTTAAGACTATCAGCGTGTTGTAAGTTAGCTGTCGCTACATATTTCATCCAAGCGTTCTCGTCATGCTCTAACCTTCTCTTTAGTTCCTCTGGGTCTGTTGTCATAAGGTTCACCATTACTTTTTTCTCCTTCCCTTTACCCTTCTTAAAGTTATCTCAATCTTTCCATCTCTAAATCCAAGAGCTTCAAAGATTTTTCTACCTAGTGGACAATCTTTACTGACAATCAACGAATCTTCTTCACCAGTACCATCAGGTATGAGCAAGTACTTATTGTTATTCGGAAAGCTAGGGCTACCTATAAAGCTACATAATACTTTAGCAGATTTCACTTCTTTCTCCTCCCTCTCTCTAGTTTTGTCTTTCTCTTGTGACATGTAGCCCTACATAGTACTTGTAGGTTCTTCTCCCCACAAAACATACGGTAGATATACTTAGCCCAATCCAGATACTCAACGTCAGGACTTAATACCTTATCTTTTGTATCTTCAGCCAAATACTGAACAGTAGGAAACCCTTCCTTTGGGTCAACTACGGGCTTTATATGGTCAACACTTACCTTCTTTCTGGTAAAATACTTCTTGCATTTAGCACACTTAAACTTATCTTTAATTTTTGGGTGTTGTGCGTCAGCGAGTGTGTCCCTCCGCATCTTGCTATACAGGAACGCCTTACGGATACTACCAATCAGCACAGACTTTATCTTCTTATCCATTTAACGCCTTAACTGTATCTTTAAATGTCTTATCTGATTCAATCCCACCACCACCTAGAAGCACAATCTTAGTCTTTAGGTTCTTCTGGTCAAACAAGACAGCTATAACATGTCTTGGGTTAACACTAGCACAATTACTAATCTCTACTTGTCTTTCCATTTGCTTTCTCCTTTAAGTTTTAAGTTGGTAAGGATTTGCACCCTACATAGTATGGCTCCAAGCTCTAAGCTCTAAGCTCTAAGCTTCAGCCCACACCAGAATTACCTTGTGTCTACCTATTCCACCACAACCTGACTTTTATATTTAAAATGCAGACCAAAGGCAGGTGCGGTATCTGTCTAGGTCACCATTCCATCTCTATTCAACCTAGGTTGCCCATGCTCCTTTTAACTTTCCTTACCTTCAGCCTGATTATATCCCTCGCAGTATCTCATATAGTAGGGAGTAATAAGTCAACTGCACCCAGAATATCACCCAGACAGTTAAGAACAACAACACCATAATACTAGTTATCTTTTCAATCATTTTAGCAACTCTAGATTTTCATAGATATTACCAATGATTTCAAGGCTTATAGAGTCATTAAACTCGTACAAGTATTCTCTGAATTTATATTGTCCATCAAGCCACCAAGCCCCCAACTTTTCATGCCACGAAACCTTTGAAATAATTTTTCCTTGCATTTCATCATCATGGACACTAACAATATCTCCTTCGTAAATCTTTTTTCTATTCTTGTCCATCAGCCCAGTATACTGTCCAACTGTCTCAGGTCTTACAGGTTGCCAAAATTCAAATGCAATATATTCTTCGTTAGACTCGACTACCCCTCCCACAATGAAAGGAAAGTTGTTAGGACTAAATACTAATGACCCATAGAGCCATCCAAGCCCACTTTTTGCTAGCCCTCTAAACTTAATCTCTCTCATGTTATTCTCCCTCTCTATTATAAGTATAGCACTCATCGGGTTGTGTGTCAAGTGCCTCATTGTCTACCACACCCTCATCTAAATTATACTTTCTCTTGTGTGTATTCCCATTCCCTCCCTTGTAAAAGTAATTGTAATACTTTTCTAGCTCTTGTCTATCTTTCTTTTTCATACATCCCTCCCTCTTGTACGATTTGAAAAAACTCTTTAACTGCTATCTTCAAGTGCTTGTGACAAAAGAAACTACCACCAAACTCAAACTTCCCTTCCAGTCCACACCTCGTATCATAGTGGCACAGTATCATTGTCTCTTACCTCCTAGTTTATTAAAGCAATACATAGTATGATGTAACATTCTACATTCTTGCTAAATTTGTGCGAGTATATGTTTATACAGATGTAAGACAATAAATGCTGTAGCCCCTTAAAGGGCGTAAGAAAAAATTATTGTCAAGCTACACTGAATAAGTAGGGGTGTATTATAACCCCTTTAGTACTCGGCAGTTATGTAATCTGCCTCTATTCCTTTCACCAGAAAGAGAGACAAGCTTATGGACAAAGAACTCAAAGAGTCTATCGACTGGCTTAAGAAAGAACTGTTTAACCAAAACGAATTTCTAGACAAACTCAAAACTAACCAGAAACAGATTGAGAGCTTACTCCTACTGCTACTTAAAGAATACAAAGACATACGCTCCTTTGAAAGGAAGTTTAAGTCTAAGAGCTAGAAAATTCTTTCGATCTTATGTCGCTATACTCAGCTACAGCATCCTTATAACTTTTTAAGCACTCCCTACAGGTAAGTTTAACAGCCTTAAACCTCCTACCCCTTACTTTATTCTTCCATAGAAATCTTAACGCCCACCTTGAAGCCCTAAACTCATTGTCTATTACCTCTTGACTCCAAGTCCTAGCATACATCCCACCCGTCAAGACATGCCCTAGTTCATGAGCTAAAATCATAGTACCCTCAAAGTCATTAGTAGCCATTACCCTAATAGCAAAGGGGTAGTATATGCTAGTAACACTTGACTCCCATGTTTCTTCCTTTCTGTAGTCTTTATTTATTTTTAAATCTAACTTGATCTTGTTTTTCCTGCATATTTCTTTTAGCATGTTAAGTGCCTTAACTGTATTCATACTTCCACCCCCTTATTCTCCAGTAACCACCTAAGAAACTTTACATCATCAGATGTTATCTTGCTATCACTGGTGAATCTGTCCTTGTCCCATAGCTCGGACGATCTTTCAATAAACTTTTCAAAGGTAGACCACTTTGTAAGTACTAGCTTCTTACATGACACGCAACCTACCCAATACTCATCCTCCACTACGGTAGACCTTTCAATTTCAAACTCCTGCCCCCCACATGCTCTACACTTCTTATTGAATCTGACTTTGTGTTTCATGGTTTTATTCCCCTTCCTTTATAACCCTTTCAACTATGTACTTTCCATTTAGAAGTTGACTTACTTCTACCCCAACTACCTTACCAGTCTCAAGGTCATGCATATTTACGTCTTTCCCTACTAAAATCCACATACCATGAGACTTAATCTTTCGTGTTTCCCAATCTCTCCAATCAATTTTTAGTTCTCTATTCATAATATTTTCCTTTCAGATATTTAATAGCTAAGTCAAGACATAACTTATACTCTCTAACTTCTTTTTTTGTATAGCCGTTAGCTTTTCCTATTTGTTTGTACTCTTTTTTCCACTTTGCTATTGTGTGAATTTTACATCCTATAGCAATTTTGGTGTGTGTGGCAGTAGTAACAAAGTGTTTAGAACCCTGTATCTGTAAAGGCGATTTTGTCCAAGCATCACTGAACACCCAAGCATCACCGAACACCCTAGCATCACCGAACACCCAAGCCTTACCGAACACCCTAGCATCACCGGACACCCAAGCCTTACCGAACACCCTAGCATCACCGG